AAACACCCGAACCAAAAAATACACAATTTATTTTTTCGCATGGTTTTTTGGAAAAAGGTTTATGGAGCATACAAAAGCGAGGTTTAAAAATGGGCAATGAAAGAATGAATATCGTATACAAGAAGGTTGCTGATCTAGTACCTTATGAGAACAACCCACGGAACAATGAAGAAGCGGTTGACTATGTTGCCAACTCAATTAAAGAGTTCGGTTTTAAAGTTCCCGTAGTAGTCGATAAAGACAATATCGTGGTTGCTGGGCATACACGGTTGAAGGCTTGCAAGAAGCTGGGGATTACTGAAGTACCATGTATCGTTGCTGAAGATTTGACCGAGGATCAGATCAAGGCATTCAGAATTGCCGATAACAAAGTTTCAGAATATGCGACTTGGGACGAGGAAAAGTTATCTAAGGAACTCAGCGACATCATGATGGACATGACTGAGTTTGGCGATGACCTTTTCACTGACGATGAAGCGATGGACGTTAAGCTTGATGATGAGGAAGATAACCCCTACAGCCAAGAGACTCACGTTCCTCAATACGAGCCAACTGGCGATTTCGTTGACATTATGGATCTGGTCGATGATGAAAAGACAAACGAATTGATCCTGGAAATTAAGGAGTCGAACGTCTCAGATGATGAAAAGAACTTCTTGATTAAGGCGGCATATCGTCACTTGGTCTTCAACTATGCTAAGATTGCCGACTATTACTCAAACGCTTCTGAGGAAATGCAAATCTTGATGGAGAAGTCAGCGCTGGTCATCATCGACATCAATGATGCGATTGCTAACGGCTATGTCAAGTTGACGAAGGTTGTAGAAGACTTAATTGAAGGGGACGATGAAAATGGAAAGTAAAGATTTTGCTGTTTTCATTCTTACCCACGGCAGAGCAGAAACAATCTCAACCTATCGAGCGTTGCGAGATGGAGGATATACGGGAAAGGTTTATATCGTCATTGACAACGAAGACGACCAAGAAGATCTCTACCGAGAAAAGTTTGGAGACATGGTTATCCAGTTCGACAAGCGAGACTACGTTGCCAAAACAGACCTTGGCGATTTAGACGATGACAGAAGAATTGGCGTGTTCGCAAGAAACTTTATTCAAGACGAGGCCAAGCGTTTAGGGTATAAATTCCATCTCCAGCTTGATGATGATGTTCACGGGTTTGGATACCGTTTTGTGCAAGACGGAAAATTGCGAAGCGTAAAATGCAATCACCTTGACGAAGTATTTGCCGGAATGGTTGAACTTATGAAGGAGACTCCAATCACATCATTGTCATTTGGGCTTTCGTCTTATTATCTGGGCGGTGCTGAGAATAAGAATTTTGACAAGGGCATGATTCAGAAGACAATGACGACATTCCTTATGCGGGCAGACGATGTTCAGTACTTCCACATGCGAATGAATGACGATATTACCACGTCACTTATCAACGGTATGAGGGGCAAGCTTTATTACACTTACATGCCCGTCATGGTTTACGTTGACGCAACGCAGGTTCAGCACGGTGGGATGACTGAGATCTACCAAAAGAACGGCACGTACCGTAAATCGTTCTACAGTGTCATGTGTTGTCCATCATGTGTCAAGGTCTCCGCAATGGGGATCACCGAATATCGTATCCACCATGAAATTAAGTGGACTTACGCTGTCCCTAAGCTTCTGTCTCCAAGATGGAGTAAACATATTCGTAAATGATGGTTGATGCCTTAAAAACGCCTCACGAGGCAGGAGAGCAAGTGCTCCAGAACAAACGTACTTGTCTGAGTTTAAAGCGGCTCAGAACGCCTTAAAATGGCTTAAAATGAATTAAAAGGAGTGAAAGCACATGTGTAAAACCGTAAATGAGCAGCCCGAGGAAATTTTGAAGAAGGCCGAGGCTTTCGGTGTAGATAAAAACTTCTTCTTCATCACAACATTCCGCCGTTACATGGTTCAATTAAAGATCCTCAACGAGTTGGAGTCGTCAATTAAGAATGACGGGGTTCTGGTTACTAAGGAATACGTAAAAGGGCGGAAGAACGTTTATTCACACCCTGCGATCCAAGATTATAACCGTACTACCGACAGCGCCAATAAAACGGTTAGCACGTTGATGAAGATTATTTCTAGATTCTCCAGCGATGACAATTCATCGGCAGAAGAAGATCCGCTTGTCAAGTTGATAAATGGCGGCGAAGACGATGAGAAGTAAGGCTTACGATTTTTGCAAGAAGTCGGTTAAGGCCAAAACTACGCCCAAGTACGTACGTTTGCAAATGCGAGATTTCATGAAAATCTGCGAGGGCAAAAATAAGAAGTACGTCATTAGTGAGGAGAAACTAAAACAGATTGAGAACATCTTGAAGCTGTTGATTATGCCAAAAGGGCTTAAAGCCGGGAAGACGTTATACGAATGCACTACGGGTTATCAATGGCTCTTCTATACAGCGATGCTATGCACCGTTTACCGGGACAATCTTAAGAGGCGGAGATATGAAACCGGCGTCTTGGAAATTTGCCGTAAGAATTTTAAGACATATACGATTGCGACAATCTTCATCATTCTGTTTATTACTGAGCCACGGTTCAGTCAATTCTTCTCTGTAGCTCCAGACGGCGCTCTGTCAAAAGAAATTAAAGATGCGATTGGGCAGACGTTGAAGGCGAGCCCGTTGATCTACAAATTTAAGGACACAACGAGATGGAAAATCTTGCGGGACTATATCTTGTTTAAGCCGAGCGAAAATAAGTTGATCCCTTTGGCTTATTCAAACAACCGTATGGACGGTCGTCTTCCTAATGCTTTTATTGCTGACGAGGTTGGAGCACTTCCTAACTCATATCCAATCGAGGCGATGGAGTCCGGGCAACTTAACATCTTGAACAAATTAGGGTTCATCATTAGTACGAAATACCCGACAATCGATAACCCGTTTGAAGACGAAGTTGCGTACTCAAAGAAGGTGCTTGACGGCATCGAAAAAGACGAAACCGTGTTCTCACTTTTGTATGAGCCAGACAGCGTTAAGGATTGGGAAACAGACGATTTAATCTTAAAGCAGGCGAACCCAGTTGCTTTAGAGATCCCAGAAATTTGGGAAGACTTGCTCAAAAAGCGAACGAGAGCAATTGCAATTGAGAGTGCGAGAGAAAACTTCGTCACTAAGCACTGTAATATCGTTTATCAAGGCGTTGGTACTGAGACCTACATCGATGTCAAAGACGTTCAAGAGTGTAAGGTATCCAACATCGATTGGAACGGCAGAATTGTTTATCTTGGACTTGACCTTTCAGAGACGAACGACAACACCAGTATCTCAATGGTCTCCGTTGATGATGAGGACAACATTATCGCTGATTCATTTGCATTTATTCCAGAAGGCCGGATCAACGAGAAGATGGTTTCAGAAAAGGTGGATTACCGCAATTTGCTAAAGACCGGAAAAGTCATGGCTTGCGGTGATCGAGTAATTGATTATTCGTTCGTTGAGGCGTATATTTTAAGTATAGAACAGCGGTTTGGTTGTCAAATTCAAGCAATCGGCTACGACCGTTGGAATGCGTTGAGTACCGCACAAAAGTTGGAGAAGGCAGGCTATAACACTGTAGAAATTAGACAGCACTCCAGCGTATTGCACCCTCCGACAAAGCTGTTGAAAGAGGAGATCCTCAACCAGAAGTTCCAATACACCGAAAACAAGTTGCTTGAGATCAACTTTCAAAATGCGAAAGTCTCATACGACACCAATAAAAACGCTTATGTTCACAAAAAGAAGAGCACGGGCAAGGTCGATATGGTTGTCAGCCTTATCAATGCCGTGTATCTATTACAGCAAGACCATTTCTTAAACCAGATGGACTTTGCTATCCAAGTTATTTAAGTTTGGGGGTGATTGATTGAGTATTTTAGACTTATTCCGAACACGGGAAGATCCTGCGCCAAAAACAGAAGTTGCTCCGGCAGTTGACGATGTACTGTTGCAAGCGTTGATCGGTGGAGACACAATTACTAGGGAAAAGGCATTAATGTTGCCTGCGGTAGCAGGGGCAGTCGATTTTCTCTGTAACATGGTCGCTTGCATGCCCGTCAGATTGTACAAGACCAAAAAAGGCAAGATTGAGGAAGTGACGAACGATTCACGTGTAACATGCTTAAATTCAGATACTGGAGACACGCTAGACGCATTTCAGCTCAAGAAAGCTCTTGTCGAAGATTATCTTCTTGGTAAAGGCGGCTATGCTTACATTGCCAAAAGCAAGAATGATGTAACTGCGATTAAATATGTGGAGGATCGGAACGTTTCAATTTTGAAAAACTCAGATCCAATCAACAAGAGTTATGTGATCCTCGTTAATGGCGCAGAATATCAGCCATATCAGTTCATTAAGCTGTTACGGAACACCAAAGACGGTGCTAGCGGTGTAGGGTTGACAGTTCAAGTTTCTAAAGCGCTAGAAACGGCATATAGTACGCTCGTTTACCAGTTGGGGCTTGTCAAAAGCGGCGGTAATAAGAAGGGTTTCCTTAAATCTAACCGCAGACTTGACCAAGACACGATTGACACGCTTAAAAGAGCTTGGAAAAACCTTTACACTAACAACACCGAAAACGTCATCGTCTTAAATGACGGGTTGGAGTTCCAAGAAGCAAGCAATAACTCGGTTGAGATGCAACTCGACCAAAACAAGAATACTTTGACCAACGAAATCAAGAGTATTTTTCATATTAAGGACGATTTCTACGATACGTTCAAAGAAGCGATTTTTCCTATCGTAAAAGCGTTTGAAACGGCGTTAAATCGTGACTTATTGCTTGAAAAAGAGAAAAAGAACTACTTTTTCGTTCTGGACGTCAACGAAATCACTAAGGCGAACCAAAAAGAACGTTATGAGGCCTATAAGACGGCTAATGACGCAGGCTGGATTTCAAAGAATGAGATCCGGGAAAAAGAAAATCTTGAAGCAATCGAAGGCATGGACGTTGTCAATGTTGGTTTGGGTTCAGTACTGTATGACATTAATTCACACCAGTACTACACTCCGAACACTGATAAAACAGCGGACTTGAATGCTGAAAGCAATGAAGGAGGTGAAGAAACAGATGGAGGTTAACATTCGCAATGACCACGTAGAAATTGAGGGCTACGTAAACGCTGTAGAACGCAACTCTAAGCCGTTGTCAAGTAGGCTAGGTAAATTCGTAGAGCGTATTGATAAAGGTGCGTTCAGTGACGCAATCAAGCGCAACTCTGATATTCATGTTCTTCTCAATCACGATTGGACTAGAGATCTTGGTAGTACCTCCAAGGGCAATCTTGAGTTGGAGGAAGACAATATCGGCTTGCATGCACGGGCGCAGATTTACGACAAGGACGTAATCGAGAAGGCGAGAAATCGTCAACTTACTGGTTGGAGCTTTGGATTCACCGACAGAGACGTTGAAGAAAGCGTTGATGGCGAAACTAAGTTGCCGTTGAGAAAAGTACGAGGACTTAATCTTTATGAAGTTTCAATTCTCGATAACTCAAAGACGCCTGCTTATGTTGGAACGTCAATCAATGCTAGAAATCAGCAAATCAACTTCATTGGGGCGGACATGATCGACAAAGTAAATGTTCGAGAGATGGAGACACCAAAAGAAGAGCCGAAAGAGATTGATTATTCTAAGGCCAATGCAATTTTGAATGAAATCAAGGAGGACGACTAAATATGTTATTTAACCAAAAGGAATTAACCGAACAAAAGAATGACTTGATTACTCGTGCGGAAGACACGGTTAACAAGGCGAAGAGCGAAAAGCGAGAACTTACGGACGAAGAAATGGCTGAATTGTCAGAAATTCGTGATAATGTCCGTAAAATTACTGAAAAGTTGAAGATTAACGAAGATATGGATAGCATGGACGAAAAGCAACCAAAGCAAGAACCAGTACCAGCTGACGAAGATGGAGTCAACGACATGAGTGAAGAAGACAAGAAGAAGCAACAAGCACAAAACGAAACTCGTGCTTTTGAAAATTACATTCGAGGCAAGTTGGTTCATGAACGTTCCGGTGAATTGAATAAGAGTGACAATGGGGCAGTAATTCCTACTACCATTGCGCAAAAGATCATTAAGCGGGTTTACGATGTTTCTCCGGTGCTTGACAAGTCAACTAAGTACAACGTCAAGGGCAATTTGCAAATCCCTTACTACGATGACCAGACTTCAACTCTCAAGGTTGCATACCAAGACGAATTTAGTCCTTTGACTTCTTCAGATGGTACGTTCAAGTCCATCACGCTTACTGGGTTCTTGGCTGGTGCGTTGTCTAAGATCTCCAATTCTCTGATTAACAATGCTCAATTCGATATTGTCAACTTTGTAGTTACTGAGATGGGCGATTCAATCGCACGGTTTATCGAACATGAATTGCTGAAGGGTACTCCGGGCAAGGTTACAGGTTTGTCTACCGTTCAGAATGCAATCACTACCGCAAGTGCAACCGCAATTACTAGTGACGAAGTAATTAAGCTGAAGGATACCGTTAAGGACGCCTACCAGAACAATGCAATCTTCATTATGAGTAACTCAACTCGTACTGCACTGCGTTTGTTGAAGGACTCAACTGGTCGTTACTTGCTTAACGATGACGTAACTTCCCCATTTGGGACTACCTTGCTCGGCAAGCCTGTTTTCGTCTCAGACAACATGGACAACATCGCAGGCGACAAGACGGTTATCTACTACGGCGACATGTCATGCTTGGCAACCAAGTTCAACGAAGAAGTAAACATTCAAGTGTTGCGTGAAAAGTACGCAGACGAACATGCTACCGGGGTTGTAGGTTGGTTTGAGTTCGACAGCAAGGTTGAAAACGAACAAGGTCTTGCTAAGTTGGTCATGAAAGCCGCTTAATCAAAGAAGGCTAAAAGATGAAATATAGAGCACGGGTGGGATTCAGCGGGATCATTTCAATGGCGAAAGATGAGGTCAAAGAATTAACCAATCAGAACATCATTGACGATTTGCTGAATGCTAAATACATTGAAGAAGTGAAGAAACGGGGTCGGCCTCCAAAGGAGGTTGCTAAGAATGAATGACGTAACAAAAGTTAGTGACATCACCGTTGAAAAATTGGCTGATTATCTGAGATTGGCTGATTTAACAGTGGAAGACGAAACGTTATTGCATACTCTTCTGAATGTGTCTAAGACGTTCATCACGAAATACACGGGGCGAGAAAATTTAGATGATTTCCCCGACTTTGTGATCGTGGTTTATCTGTTATGCCAAGACATGTACGACAATCGAACGTTGTACGTTGACAAAGGCGACTTTAATCAGACCGTTCAAACCATTCTAGGCATGCACTCAATCAATTTGCTGTAAGGAGGTCATCATGATTAACGCAGGCAAGTATAATAAGCGAATTTCTATATATCAAGTTGTTAAAGGCGTAGATGATGACGGCTTCCCAAATGAGCAAGAAGAATTAGTGCTTTCACCGTGGGCGAGTGTTAAGACGACAAAGGGCTTTACTCTAGTTGTCAACAACTCAGACTTTGAAAAGGCAACAACGAATTTCACTATCCGCTACTCAAAGGCGGTGGAGGACGCTTACTACAATTCAAGTGCTTCCAATCGTGACATGACGATTAAGTACGGCAACAAGGTTTACACGGTTCAGTATTTGAGCAACGTAAACGAGGACGATGCCGAAATTGAGATGCAAGCGAAAGCGGTGATAAAGTAATGGCAAAATTCGAGATGGAGCTTCCAGATGACATCCTTAAAGACGTCACTTTCGTTGAAAAAAGGGCACTCACAATCTTTGGTGGTATGACAAAGGCGGGAGCTGAATACGTCAGAAATGAAGTCATTTCCGGAATGCCTGCCGGAATGAAAAAAGCCGGGCTTGCTAGTGGGGTTAAGGTGACTAGAACATACAGAACGCCTAGCGATGACGGTATCAACAACAAGGTCGTCATGGGTGGTTACTTTACCAATGAGAACGGAGTAAAAACTCCAATCCCTTTAGTTGCTAACCTATTTGAGTACGGTTCAAGTAGAGCAAATTATCCTAAACAGCCCTTCTTTAGAAAAGCATTCAAAAAGAGTGAGATCGAAGCGATCATGCGAGCAAAGCAAAAAGAGCTGAGTGGAGGTCTGTTAGGAGATGAATAGCGAGCTAGAGAAGATTTTTAAAAATTTCACTGTTAATGGGAAACAGATTCCTGTTTCCTTTTTACGGTATGATGGCAAGGAAACGACCTACATTACTTACCAAGAAATTATGGTTGATGAGGTGTTTTCTGCCGATGACGAGATCGTCAGCTACTCTGATTGCTACGATTTCGACATTTATTCTAAGGGCAACTATTTTCCAATCGTTGAAGCGGTAAAAGAGATTTTAAAAACCAACGATTGGGTCTACAATCCGCAAAACAACTCCGGAGATCTTTACGAAGATGAGACGGGGCTATATCATAAGACGTTAAATTTTATCCATATTAGATAACGGAGGTTTAAAATATGGCAAAAATCGGTTTGAGTAATTTCAGATACTCCAAGCTTACAGAACAAGGCGGCAAGGCGGTCTATGATGGAGCAAAGACTCCTGCTAAGGCGGTGTCTTGCAAGGTCTCAGTATCCAACAACGATGCAACACTCTATGCCGATGATGGCTTGGCAGAAAGCGACTACTCTTTCAACTCTGCTACGGTCACCATTGAAATTGATGAAGATGATCCACAAACCATGGCTTATTTGCTTGGTCATAAGCTAACGACCGGTAGTGATGGGGCTGGCAATGAAATTGTCCGTAATTCTGGCGATACCGCTCCTTACGTTGGTTTAGGCCGGGTTATTACCAAGATGGTTAACGGGGTCTACAAGTACAAGGTCGAATTTCTGTGTAAGGTAAAGTTCTCAGAGCCGTCACAAGAAGACAAGACCAAGGGCGACAAGGTAGACTTTACGACCACAGAACTTGAAGGCGTTGCGTCAAGTTTGGCTAGTGGGGAATGGTCAAGAGCTAAGACCTTTGACACTAAGGAAGAAGCAGTTACGTATCTCGAAGGCTTGATGGCTAAGACTGGCGCTTAATTTGATGAGGTGAAGCATGATGAAAGAAATCACGAAGAAAATCGAATACAAAGGCAATGAATACAAGCTTGTTTTTAACTTGAACGTTATGGAGGAAATCCAGAATAAATATGGTACGGTAGCTCATTGGGGCGAAATCACTGACGGCGGGAAGAAGAACGAGCCTAATATCAAGGCCTTGCGTTTTGGTATCACTTGCATGATTAACGAAGGTATTGAAATCGACAACGATGAAAAGGGAACTGACACTCCATTGCTTACTGAGAAGCAAGTAGGCCGTATTATTAGCGAATTGGGTATTGAAGAAGTAGCTGAGCAAATGCAAAGTGCTGTTGTTGACTCAACTAAGAGTTCCGAAAAAAACTCATAATCCACGAGGAAGAACAAGATCAGCCGATTAATTTCACGTGGTTTTATTTCATCGGCAAAACCAAGTTAAATCTAAGCTTTAAGGAGGTCGGGAGGTTAACACTTTCGACCTTTTGCGCTTTATACCAATGTTATAAAGACGATTTTGACTTGGAAATGAGACTTAAAAACAACAATATGACTTACGCCGAAGCTTTTGCGAAAAGTCAGCAAGACGATGAGTGGTTTTAAATGGAGGTGATAGCATGGCATTCGGTGGGACGATCAAACTTAAAGGCGAAACAGAATACAGAAACGCTTTAAGGGGGATCAATCAGTCGTTGCGAGAAGTAAATTCCGCAATGAAAGTCGTAACAAGTGAGTTTGGCAATAACAACACAAGTGTTACTGCTTTAAGTAGGAAGCAAGATGTCTTAAAGACAAAACTGGAGCAACAGAAGGAGAAGCTCAGTCTTGTTTCGCAACAGTACAATAAATACAAAGCGGCAGTAGAACAAGCGGCTAACGAGCACACACAGCTTGGCGAAAAACTAGAAGGAGCTAAGCAAAAACTAGAGCAGATCAAAACAACTCTTGGTGAGGACTCAACCGCTTATCAAAAGCAAAAAGAAGCCGTAGATCAGCTTCAGAAAGAGTACAACCAAAGTACTGAGGCTCAAGACAAGAACAAACAATCCCTTTCTAAACTTGCGGTTCAGATGAACAATGCGCAAGCAGACGTAAATAAGACGGCACGTCAGATTGATGAATTAGGCGACCAGTTGGAGGAAGCCAAGAAGCCAACAAATGAGTTAGGCGAATCAATGGAGGACGCTGAGAAGCAGTCTAAAGATCTTGGTAATGCGGTAGAAGACGCAGGCGACAAATCCGATAATGCAAGCAAAGGCTTTACGGTATTGAAGGGCGCTATCGCTAACCTTGCAAGCAATGTCATTCAATCGGCGATTGACGGGATCAAGGGACTAGCTAGCGAGGCTATTGAGAGTTCGGACTCTATGAAAAAGTTTGAACAGACAATGAAATTCGCTGGGTATGATGATTCACAAATCAAGCGTGCAAGCAGTTCAATGAAGGAGTACGCCGACAAGACCGTTTATGACTTGTCTACAGTTTCCAACACCACGGCTCAATTGGCGTCAAATGGTGTTCCGAATTTTGAAAAGTTGACCGAGGCGGCAGGTAACCTTAATGCTGTTGCGGGTGGTAACCAAAATACTTTTAAGAGTGTCGCAATGGTTCTTACTCAGACTGCGGGCGCAGGCAAGTTAACTACAGAAAACTGGAATCAATTAGCTGACGCTGTTCCGGGTGCGAGTGGTAAATTGCAAGAAGCGTTACGGAAGAACGGCGCTTACACCGGCAACTTCAGAGACGCAATGGCTAAGGGACAGATTACGGCCGCCGAGTTCAATAAGGCAATCATGGATCTAGGGTTCACTGACGTTGCACAGAAAGCGGCAACCAGCACTTCTACATTTGAGGGTGCGATGGGGAATTTGCAAGCTTCTGTTGTCGATGGATTGATGAAGATCTACGACACGATTGGCTCAGAAAACATTACCGGGTTCATTAATGGCATCACCAACACAATCAATACTGTCATTCCTCCAATCAAGAGCACGATTAATTGGTTGGTTACTAACTTGCCGAGAATTGCTCCCTTGTTAGCGGGGATAGCGGCGGGGCTTGGTGCTTTAATGGTCGCCCAGAAGATCGAGGCAATGGTCTCGGCATTTAATGAGTGGAGAGCGGCAACAGCAGGGCTTACGATTGCACAGGCCGCTTTGAATGCGGTACAGCTTGCCAACCCGATTGGTTTGATTATTGCGGGAGTAGTAGCGCTAGTTGCGGGGATCACGGTACTTTGGAACACGAACAAGGGGTTCAGAGACTTTGTAACCAACGCATGGAATGGTATCAAGGAAACGATCACAAATGTTGCTACAAGTGTAGGAAACTTCTTCACGCAAACAATTCCTAATGCTTTTAATTCGGCTAAAACTGCGATCTCAGCTTGGTTTACTAATGTGGGTAGTACGTTAGCTCAATTACCTGGGTCGTTTGCTACATGGTTAGGAAGCGCCTTAAACAACATTCAAACGTGGGCGGTCAATGTCGCTACCAATGCAAGCAATGCGGGGAGACAATTTTTGACTAACGTTGTCAACTTCTTTAAGCAATTACCTTACAATCTTGGTTATATTTTGGGTACTGTAATCGGCACGGTCGTTAAATGGGTTGCAAACATGGCGACTAATGCAACAAATGCTGGTAGGATGTTCTTAACCAACATCGTTAACTTCTTTACTCAGTTGCCCGGCAAGATTTCCAACTTCTTAAACACGGCTATTACCAGAACGGTAATGTGGGTTAATTTGATGATCGCCAAGGCTCGCTACGTTGGTAGCAAGTTCTTGAGTAACATCGTTCAATTCTTTACTCAGTTGCCTGGTAGGATTGCTAGTTTTTTGAGTAACGCAATTTCTAGAGTTACAAGCTGGGCATCAAGCATGGCATCTCATGCGGTTAGCGCTGGCTCTAGGTTCTTGATTGGAGTAGTCAGATTTATCTCTCAATTACCGGGGCGCATTGGTGGATTCCTTTCTAGCGTTATTGGCCGTTTAGGATCTTGGGCAGGTCAAATGGTTAGTGCTGGAGCTAGGGGTGCACGAGGCATGTTCAATGCGGTAGTTAATGGCCTAGCTAGTCTTCCGGGGCAAGTCGCCTCAATCGGTTCTAACATCGTTCACGGTATCTGGAACGGGATTAGCGGAGCGGCAGGTTGGTTAGCAGGTCAAGTCAGATCCTTCGCCAAAGGGATTGTTGATGGGATGAAAGGTGCGCTTGGTATTCACTCCCCGTCACGTGTCATGAGAGATGAGGTCGGCAAGTACATGGCTCAAGGGATTGGCGTTGGTTTTGAAGATGAAATGCAAGCCGTAGCTCAACAGATGAATAACTCAATTCCAACTAGTTTCAACACTGACATTTCAACTAATGGTAATTGGCAGGGTGGATCAGTAGGAGATCCGACTTATATGAACTTGATTGACTCATTCAAGGAAGCGTTAAGCGAAATGAAAATAGAGCTTGACGATGAGGTCGCCGGAAAATTTGTTAATCGTACGGTAGCACGAGCAATTTACAGATAGGAGGGCAGATAATGCGAAATTACATTATTTTGAATGGCAAAGACAGCCGTTATATTGACGGATTGCTAGTTCAAGAATTGCCACCTATTGCTAAGCCGAAGATCAGAACAGAAGTCGAAGAGATCGATGGCCGAGATGGAGACATAGTTACTCCGTTAGGCTATTCTGCTTACGACAAAGAGTTGAAAATTGGGCTTTATGGCGATTATCGGATTGATGACATTATTTCTTATTTTGGCAGTTCCGGGGTGGTTACCTTTTCAAATGAATTGGATAAATACTACCGCTACCAGATCACAGATCAAATCGATTTTAGTCGGCTCGTAAGATTTAAGACGGCAACGGTGAAATTCCACGTTCAGCCTTTTAAATATTCCAATGTGGAGACCAAAAGAAGCTTCAATACGGAAGAAACGAAGTCGGTTATTATCCGGAATAATGGTAATTGCCAATCAAGGCCAATTTTCACAATTATTGGTTCGGGTGCAATCCTGCTCAAGATCAACGGCAGACCAGTTTTAAAAATCATGATGGCTGACGACAATTCAATTACAATCGATGTCGAAAAGATGGAGGCTTACAACGGCAGTGTTTTGAAAAATAGACAAGTCGCTGGAGACTACGACAATTGTGTTCTGAATGTTGGAGCTAACGAAATCAGCTGGGAAGGTGATGTAGTTGGACTAACCATTAAAAATTATACGAGGTGGATATGATGCGCAAAAATTTTGAGATAATCAAAGGAGACACATTGGCTTTCGCAGTTGAAATTGGCTTTGACGAGAACCCTAATGATCTTGAAGAAGCTTCGTTTACGGTAAAGCGCAATGCTGATGGAGACAATCTCTTTCAAAAGAAATTAAACCACGGCATTACCAAAGTTGCGTCTATGGGGAATAAGCTCTATTTTCGAATTAGAATTAGTCCATGGGTTACGAAACAATTAGAAGGAGGATCCTATTATTATGATTCAGAGATCCGCATAAACGGCGATGTTTTCACTATCCTTAATGGATTGGTCATTATTGAAAACGATATTACGGAGTATTAAAAAGGTGGTTACTATGATCGACCCAGAAGTTAAACTTTTGATGTTAAAGGGCGACAAAGGCGATGGCCTTTCAGACGATGACATGCACAAGGTAGAGTCGTTAATTGACTCCAATGTTGACGAGGCAAAAGGAAGTCTCAGCAAAGCATTAAGCGCACAGCTTGAAGTTGCGAGAATTGACGACATGAACCAAACTAAGTCGTTTGTCACTTCCAGCGTGGTTGATGCGAAGGAAGACATTAACAGAACAGTAAATGCGAGAATTGCGGGTGCAAGATTTATCCCGAAGGGATTCGCCAACGCTGACGATCTGAAAAAGGCGTATCCTAAAGGCCAAGACGGCATTTTCGTTGTAGCGGATACCGGGCACATGTGGTTATTCGTCAACGGTGCTTGGAAAGATTGTGGAGTATATCAAACCCCAGTTCAGAAAAATCAGACGTTTACGTTCCAGCCTTCTAAGGACGGCTTCCCGAATTATGATACGGCAACGCACAAGCTTGACTTTAGATGTATTACAGACAGCGCACAGGTCACGACACCAAGCGGTGATGCCTATAGAATTCCTCAGTATACGGTAGTAGACGTTAACTGGGAATTTACCACGGGTGTCATTATCTTTGATACGAATACCTTGTCCGTTATTTCACAGTCGCCGTATATTCCCATCAACGCAAATCAGTACGTCTTGGCCAGCTATAGAAGATACCCAGCTGAAGGAGACCGACTTACTTGGAACGGTGTTTTAGCGCAAAGTCTGCTGATTAATGGGGAGACCTACATGGAACAGAATGTTCAGTTCGTTCCATCAAAAGACGGCTTACCATACTACGATAGCAAGAGGAAGATCATTAACTTCAATTGCCTTACCGACCAAGCCTACGTATCTTACCAAAATCGCAATTACACGTTGCCACATAATGCTACTGTCGCTCTTGACTTCTCCCGTGTAACTTCCTTCGACATCTTAATTGACATGAAGACGGGGGAGGTCAGCACCAACGACAAGTATCGTTTGTTAACGCCAAATATGGACAAAGTTTCATTTGCGACCGTTAGACTTTTGAATAATGGCAAAGTTGCGATTGAAGGCATTAAATTGCTAGATGAGGTTAGCCCGAAGAATAGCACTGGAATTCTGCCAATCGCACACCGTGGTCTTAATTCAATTGCTCCGGAGGAAAGCTTGGAGGCCTATTCTTTGGCCGTAAGAAGCGGCTACAAAGATATTGAGTGCGACATTTACTTTACAGAAGACGGCATTCCTGTTTTGCACCATGATGCTACTATTAACAGTATTGCCCGCAATTCAGATGGTACAGAGTTGACGCAACCAGTAAAAATTGGCGAACGAATGTTAGTAGAATTAAACGCCTATGACTACGGGATTTATAAGTCTGAGATCTTCAAAGGCCTCAATATTTGCACATTTGAAGACATCATCAAGTTCGCTCGTAGAACCGGGGCAACAGTTCATGCTGAGCTGAAGCAACAGTATACCGATGAACAATGCCAAGTGCTTTTAGACATCGTTTCTAAGTATAGAATGGCGAACAAGGTAGGGTGGCAGGCATTTGATCATTCCAGTTTGGGCTATATTGCTAGTCATGACGAAAATGCTCAGTTGGAGTTGCTAGCTGGGAGCATTACCGATGATTTAATTGCGGAAGGCAAAAAGCGGCTTAATGGCAAGAGAAAAGTCGTTCTTAGCGTAGGGCAAGGCGTCACGCAACGATTAGTTGACCAAGCTCATTCCGAAGGGTTCGATGTTTACGTTTGGACTGTCGATGACATTGATGGGGCTAAGAAGTTGATAAACATGGGCGTAGACGGGATCATGACCAACGGTCACATTGATTTGCCGAATTTGCTGAGTAGCGACTATGACTTGCAAGTTTCTAATTCTCCTGCGGTTGATTTAGTAACTAATTTGACATGGTACAAGAACACGTACATTAACGGTAAGGGCTACATTTACAATCTGCTTGATGGTATGAAAGACGGAGAGGAGCGCACATTTGCCCCTGCGTCTGGTGAAAACTGGTTTTCCGCTATTGTTAATTTTAAAAAGAACACATACACTCTCTCCTTTGCCGCAAAATCAACGGTAAACACGGACAACCTTACCACTCTAATGCGACACGTTGAGATGGGGGACAACAATTATAATTGCGTAACTTCGGTTAATGGTACTCCAGTTAATTCTATAAGCTGGGGGGACAATGACTTAAAAGTATCGGATAGCTACACTCGCTACTCGGTAACGTATACTGCTAATCCCGACAACAAGCCGTTCCAAATTGGATTTAGAACAAGCTCCTCAACGGGCACAGTAAGTATCAAAAATATTCGGCTTACGGTAGGAACGGAAACCAGCTGGGGAGCAACTGTTTGCATGATGTCATATTTAGACGCTAATCAAGGTGAGACGTACTATGCAAGACAATTAGAAGAGGGTGCATGGCTGAATGCACCAATGGTAGTTACAAACGACAATCTTGATGCTATCCCATCAACCGTGATTACTGACGGAGAAAACCATACGGTTAAGATCACGATTCCAAGTGGAGGCACGAAGCTTTTCTTAAACTCCAACGAAACTCTCGTTCCAATGGTATTCAAGCAATCAGCTTCAAGCGGTATTTAACGGCGGTGGGGTGATGTAGATGTTACGAGTATTCGGAGCTACTGATACAGACTTCACGTCAAACGGCGATATAGTCTTGCAACCGTATAAAGCAAAAATTCACAAAGAAGACAACGGCGACTATTATCTTTACATAGAAGCAGGCATCGAATACGCCAATTATCTGACAGCAAACCGGATTATCGTTGCTGATACTCCGCAAGGCGCGCAGGCCTTTAGAATTACGAACCCGTCAAAGACGCAAAACAAAATCAGTCTGAGAGCATGGCACGTTTACTATGACTCTAAGAATTACGTCATTGCCGATTCCAACGTGGTTGAGAAAAGCGGTAACGATGCGATTAATCACTTAAATAGCGCCACGGATAATAGAAGCCCGTTTAACGTTAGCTCCAACATTCCTCACGTTGACAGTTTCCGGTGTGTTCGTAAGTCGTTGTATGAGGCATTTGAGACGCTTCTGGAGCGTTGGGGCGGTCACTTAGTAAGAGATAACTTCACCGTCAAATTGGCGGCTGATATAGGGCAAGATAACGGCGTAACGGTGCGATACAAGAAGAACTTGAGGGAGATCAGATCAGAAGCGATTTGGGACAGTGTATGTACCAAAATTCTTCCGGTTGGTTCAGATGGCGTGCTGTTGAATGAACTATATTTGTACTCTCCAACGCAGTACGACATTCCGTATACTAAAGTAGTTTCTTTCTCCCAAAATATCAATGAGGAGGACTTTAGGGGGAACGCCAATCTTTACCACCAAGCGCTAATCGATGACTTAAGGAAACAGGCAACAGACTATCTTTCTGAAAATTGCGTTCCTAAAGTGTCTTACACTTTAAAGGCCAATCTTGAGAAGCTGACAGATGTGGGAGACACGATTGAAGTTATCGATGAACGATTAGGGATCAACGTTATTACTCACGTAACTGCGTACGAGTACGATTGCATTCAAAACAAATATACTGAAGTCAAGTTTGGTAACTACACTGAAAAGCTTTCCAACTTGATGAATGACATTTCAAGCTCCATTAGCAAGTATATTGAGCATAAGACTGATGCTTTAAAAGCTGAAGTCGGAAAACAGATAACGGAAGCAAGTTCCGGAATTTGGGACGTTCTGAATGAATCTAGCGTTATCTATGAGGGCAACAAGATCCTCATTGTCGATAGATTGCCAAAAGATACGGCTAAAAACGTCATCATGATTAACAGCCACGGTATCTCATTCAGTAAAAACGGCATTGATGGAGAGTTCAAAACTGCTTGGACTATCGGCAACACTCTAGATCTGAGCCAAGTAAATATCGCTAATTTGAAGGCTGACTTGATTAAAGGAGGCACACTTGATCTAAGCCAAATAAATCTTGCTAATTTGAAGGCTGACTTGATTAAAGGAGGCACACTTGATCTAAGCCAAATAAATCTTGCTAATTTGACGGCTAACTTGATTAAAGGAGGCACACTTGATCTAAGCCAAATAAATCTTGCTAATTTGACGGCTAACTTGATTAAAGGAGGAACGCTCAAGCTTGGTTCTTCTGCTAACAAATACGGTAGTGCTGAGGTTTATGACCAGTCAGACAAGTTAATAGCGAAGCTAGACAATACGGGGGTTAAAACGTACGGAGACAGCTTCAAGATCAACGATAAAAACATCTTCGACATGATTTATCCGGTGGGGGCAATTTATATCAGCGTTAACAATGTAAACCCGTCAGTGCTGTTTGGTGGTACGTGGGAACAGATCCAAGATAGGTTCTTGCTTGGTGCTGGATCAACATATTCAGCAGGTAGCACAGGAGGGGAAGCAAATCACACGCTTACTCAATCAGAAATTCCAAGTTACCCAATCGGTAACCTTCCGGAAATCGTGCCGGGCAGTCATGTAAACTGGGCTAATGGAGGCATTGTTGCATCAAATCTTGGCGAAGCTTCTCCGACTAAGCCGGGGGTCAAATCCAACAACAACGGTATGACGCGTGGGACGCAATATAGCTACATGATATATTCTAACGGTGGAGGTAAACCTCATAACAACATGCCGCCTTATTTAGCGGTTTATATCTGGAAGCGAGTTAATTAATGGAGTAAGCGAATGAAGTTTTTTATAGATCAGATTAAAGTTGCCGATTTTGTCACTTTTGTTATTGGAGCAGTAACTTTTTTAAAAGCGGTCGAATATCTCGCAAAAGACGTCTATGACAAGATTGGTAACTCAATCATAGAAAACACAGAGCCGATTAATAGGCGTCTAGACGAGATTGAGGCCAACATTAATAAGATTGACAAGGAGCAATGCGAAAGTTTTTTGACTCAATACTTAAACGCTGATCGTGAGTTACGAGAAATAGAAAAAAAGCGTATTTATGAGGTATATCAGCATTACAGAAAGCTTGGAGGCAACTCATATATCGAAGAAGAGTTTGAGAGAATGCAAGATGAAGGAAAACTTTAAAAAAGTGGTTGCATTTCTTATAAGAAGTAGTACAATGAATTTTGGTAGCAATACCGACATTGTTTTCTCTTTCTTTAAATCCTTTAAATCAAGTTCTGTCATACCTTACGTCACGTCTAGCATGAGATTCGTGGATTGAAGTAAGCAAGTAATGTTCCTCTGTGTTGAGAAATCTTTCCTAAGCGAAGAAGTCCCCGATTTGGGGACTTTTTTGTTGCCTAAAAACCAGTATTAAGCTGTTAACTCAGCTTTTATGAGGTATCAAAAGCTTATTGTCATTTAACACATATTTATTGCCATTTAACATAAAGTTTACGCAGTTTATCAAAAAAGTGTTGACACAATAATCTTGGGTAGTAGTATATAAGTATAAGCAAGAAAGGAGGTACAAAGAAAATGTGCAAGCGAAAAAAATTAAAAGTCTTCAGAGTTAATCAAGACTTAACTCAAGAAGAATTAGCCAAAAAGCTAGGCGTTTCAGTTTCTCATTATGGAGCAGTTGAACGGGGTACGTATGATCCTAGCTATAAGATGATGGCTAGTTTCTTCAAGCTGTATCCTCAAGAAGGTTTTGAAGTTTTTGACAAGGAGGAAATGTAAAAATGTCAAAGAAAGAAAACAACACATTAGCGATGATTTTAATCGTAGTCGGGATCGTCATGCTTTTGGCGATGGACAGCTCCAGTTTATTGGCTCTAGTAATTGTCAAGATCGTAGGTTTTCTGTTCGCAGTATCTGGAGTTTTCATGATGGAGGAAGAAAAAAATGAATAAATCAGAAGAGATCCAAAAGGCCAACGGCACTTTGAAGTCAACCGACATCAAGGGCAAGGGATACATCGAGGTCAATCAAAGAATTAAGGCGTTCCGGCAGGTATATCCAACTGGAACGATCTCAACTGACATTGTCAGTCTTGAAAATGGGGTCGTCATGATGAAGACTACCGTGCTAGACGACAATGGCAAGACGTTAGCAACCGGGCTTGCTTACGAAAAGGAGAGTTCGTCATTCATCAACAAGACGAGCTTCATTGAAAACTGCGAGACGTCAGCAATTGGCCGTGCTTTGGGATTTTGCGGCTTTGGTATCGATTCAAGCGTTGCAAGTGCTGAGGAGGTAGAAAACGCAATTATCAACCAAGAAAAGCAAGCCAATCAAGGAAACCAAGGAAGAAGCGAACGCAAGGCGTCACCAAAGCAAATTGAGATCTTGAAGAAGATTTACCAAGGCGATAACCTTGACAAGCTTCTCAAGTTCAACAAGATTAATAAGATTGAGGACATTAGCCTGCAAAAGGCGAGCGAGTTGATCTCTAAGAACATGAAGAAGGAAAAGCCAGGAATGAGCTTTGATCCGCTTCATGAACCATGGTTTAACGGGAAGGACTTCTAAAAATGAATGGATTTAACGATTACGTGATTGCAAAATTTACTTCTGGAATTAAGGTATGCAAAGCGCCTTTTGCTTCGATGATCAAGGCCGGAGATCTGGTGGAGGTTAAGCATATTTACGGCAAGGGCAAGGTAATTGCGGCCGAATCGGCAAGCGATAATAGCAGCCTGCTTGACTTGATTAAAATGGCTAATTATCCAGAGAAAGAAGCATTTGAAGTAACCGCGATCTACAGCAAGAAGGAAATTAAGTGGGGCAATAACGATGAGTGATTTAATCAAGGTTGACAACGGTGTAGCTACTTTAAACAGTAACGTAACCAAGCAAATTGCTGAGTTTGAGACTCAAATCAAGGCAATCAAGAAACAAGAAGAAGACTTAAAAAAGTCTATTCTTGATGCAATGAAAGAAAATGGAGTAGTCAAGATCGACAATGATCATCTGACGATTAATTACATTACTGGTCATGATCAAGAACGCTTCGACACAAAAGCGTTTAAGGAAGAGAACCGCATTATCTATGACGAGTACGTCAAGATGGTTCACGTCAAGGATTCAGTAAGAATTAGAGTAAAGGATTAAGCAAATGGACAGCAACTACGAAAGTTGGGATATTCGGGGGCAATGCCTCGAATATTTTGATGACACTCACACTTATATCTATGATGGAGTAATTCTTCCGTCAGTTACTCAGATCATCAAGACGAAATTCGGTCATAAGTATGACGGCGTACCGTCATTCGTCCTTCAACGAGCAAGTGTAAAGGGGACGGCAGTTCATAGTGCAATCGAACGTTATTGCAAGTTTGACGAGGATTCAGACCTACCGGAGCTTTACAACTTCAAGTTCTTGCGGGATCACTATGGATTCAAGGTTTTAGGGAACGAGATTCCGATTGTCTTGTTTCAAGACGATAAACCTGTTTGCGCAGGCCGTTTGGACTTGGTTCTTGAGCAAGACGGAAAAACTGGGTTAGCAGACATTAAGCGGACGTACAATCTCGATAAAGAGTATTTGGCCTATCAGCTTAATCTTTATCGTTTGGCATATCAGCAATGTTATGACACCAATATCGAATTTTTAAAAGGCGTTCATCTTCGGGAAGAGAAACGGCAATACGTTGACATTCCAATTAACGAAGAAATGGCGTGGAACTTAGTTAAAGACTGGAGAAACAAAAATGAGCATTAACAGCGTAGTATTAACTGGAAGATTGACAAAAGACGTAGATTTGCGGGTTACTAATTCCGGCAAAAATGTTGCAAGATTTACTCTTGCGGTTGATCGGAATTATAAGAGTGATCAGCAAGCAGACTTCTTTACTGTTTCTGTTTGGGGCAAGCAGGCCGAAAATACGGCAACCTACTGCCATAAGGGTTCACTTGTAGGGATTCAAGGGCACTTGCGCTCCGGTAGCTATGATAAGAATGGGCAGAAGGTTTACTTCGTTGATATTGAAGCGGACAGCGTTCAGTTCCTAGATACGAGAAGCAAGTCGCAGGATACCTCACAGAACTCAAATTTTGGGGCGCAGAGCGATTTTGGTTATCAGTCTGTGCAAACGTACCAGAGTGGAGCAGGAAACTCACAGAACGGCTTTGATTCGTTCGGAGGAGCAGGCCAAAACGACTATCCTTTTTAGGCGAAATAAATGAAACTCAACGGTAAAATTTCTAACGTTTTCACTGACTTGTTCAAGCATAAGGCGGTAATTTCTTTCGAGGTTGATCTTGAGGACACCAAAACAGAGGAGTTCCAAGATCTCCAGCAAGATGAAGGCTTAGAAATTACCGTCAGAAGGCCGAAAAAGCGGCGTAGCTTGAACGCAAATGCCTATTGTTGGTATTTGATAGGCAAGATCGCAGACCAGCTCAGAACGACCAAAATATCCGTTTATCGGGAGTACATCAAGGATTGCGGAGTTTATAGAGTAGTCACGTTAAGCGACAATGCGGTAGGTACATTTAAACATGTCTGGGAAGATCAAGGCCTAGGCTGGCTGTGTGAAACGAGCAAAAGCCAAATTAAAGGCTTTACCGACGTTGTAGCATATTACGGCACGTCAAGTTATAACGTGTTTCAAATGGCACGGTTTATCGATTATGTAGTCGATGAAGCGAAAGGCTTGGGGATTGAGACGCTGACAGCAAGGGAAATCGAGGCGCTAAAGAATGAGCAGGTCGATCATTAGTAACGAGAGAAAATGCGTTATTTGCGGTACAACTCTAAATCTTCACCGTCATCATGTTTTTTACGGTGTAGGTAACAGGCCGAAAGCTGAAACGTGGGGGTGCTGGGTTTATCTTTGCGCCCGTCATCATAACATGAGCGATGAAGGGGTTCATTTCAATCATGAGCTTGAGTTAAGCTTAAAAAAGTATGTTCAGACAGAATTCGAGAAGAAGTACAGTCATGAGAAGTACATGGAGATCTTCGGGAGAAATTGGCTAAATGACTAATGAAATTTGGAAGGATATCTTCGGTTATGGCGGAGTTTATCAAGTCAGCAATATGGGGCGTGTAAGATCATGCAAGCTTGGATCGTGGAAGATCCTCAGACCTGTAAAGTTGAAAAACGGTTATGAAGCCGTGAATCTTTATTATGACAAGAGACGCTTGGAATACGTTCATCGACTAGTCGCACAAGCGTTTATTCCTAATCCGAATAAATGTCTTTATGTCAACCATAAAAACGAAGTAAAGACTGACAATCGTGTTTCTAATCTGGAATGGTGTACGGCATTTTATAATAACCATTACTCAGACATCTATAAGAGTACTAGAACGCACGTAACTCAGTATTCTAAAGGAATGGTTAAGATCCGCTCGTATATTTCTCAGCAAGAAGCAAGCAGAGTTACGGGGATTCCACAGCCGAATATTTCTTTTTGCTGTAACCACAAGCAACAAACGGCTGGCGGGTATATCTGGAGGTTCGCATGAAATTCATCATTAACGGGCGATTAGATTCGCTAAACGAATATACAAAAGCATGTCGTGCTAACCGTTATGGTGCTAATGCAATGAAACGCAAAAACGAGAAAAAAGTTATCGAAGGGATCAAGTGTGCGGGCTTGAAGAAGGTTGAAGAATACCCGTTAAACCTTTATATCGTCTGGTATGAGCCTAATAAGCGGCGTGACATTGACAACATCACTTTCGCAACGAAGTTCATTCAAGACGCATTAGTTAAATCCGGGATTCTTGAAGATGATTCACAAAAGTATATTGTCGGCGTACTTCATCGTGTTCTAGTCGATCGAAAAAATCCTAGAATTGAGGTTGAATTACGCACCGCAGAGTGATATACTTTATATTGATAGCCGAAATATTGTAAATGTGTCATTTGCACGGAAGAAGTCTAGATTTTTTCTAGGCTTTTTTTGTTTCAAATAGAAAACTTTTTCGGCAAAACGTTTGACATTCCTACACGTTGTTATATAATTAATATAGAAAGCCAAAAGAAAATAAAATACGGAGGTACAAAAATGACTTTAGTAAACGAATTGTTAGCATATTACAAGGAAAACACTGAGGATTTTAACAGCGACATCGAGGAGCTGGACAGTTGGGCAGGTTATCTTGGCGATGAACGAGTTGTTCCGATGGAAGAACTTAGTGACTTCTATCAAGGAGTTGATCCACTCGAAGTTTTACGCCGGGCATTCTTTGGCTATGATGATGTAAATTCAACGTCAGAAAAGAGAGAGCAGTTCAACCCTAACCGTGATTACTTCTATTTAAACGGCTATGGAATCTCGTAAGCACTAACGAACGTGATTACAGCGATTACTTAGACGAGGAGTTCGTTGAAGACATCATCTCTAATGTGTCTAATCTGGCGCTTAGTGATGGAGCACAAGAGATCCTCGACAAGTACGAAGATCAAGGCGAAGAATAGAATAAAGAGAAGCAGGATTTAATCCTGCTTTTTTTGTTTCAAAAAGAAAATTTTTATCAAAAAAAGTATTGACTATCCTACTATGTGTTATATAATAAATACAGAAATTCAAAGGAAAACAAGAAAGAAACGAGGTACACAGAAATGACAAACATGGAAATCGTAGCCCACGAGGCTATTGTGAACAAGATTTACACGAAGGAGCAAATCGAAAGCATGGCAACTACCATGCAAGACTTCGGGCTTCACACTTACGGTGAATGGCGCAAGATGGGCTACCAAGTCCGCAAGGGAGAGAAAGCGAAGATAGCAACTCACCTTTGGGAAAAAGTCGAAGAAGCCGGAATACGAGGAAGCGGAGAACGGAAAAGTTAAGAAAAACCAAAGATTTTATCTTTGCAAGGCTTACCTGTTCACTAGAGATCAAGTAGAAAAGATCGAGGAGGAAAACTAAAATGACTGTAGATCAAATCGAATATTATGAATTGCTCAAAACGGCAATCTCAGAAAGCAAAACTAACTGCCTGCTAGACGGTTTAGATGACGCCAAGGGTATTGAGAAGGAACTGATTCTAAAAGAGCTCAGAGAGCGTGAAATTGAGTCCTAAAAGGTTTCAAAAAGAAAAGATAGCCCCGCAAGGGGTTATCTGTTTTTAACACGAAAGGAATTTAAAATGAACATTTTTTCTGTAATTGATAACGACAATTTCCTTTGCATCAATAGAGACGCTATAAGTAAGCTAGGGCTTCACTGCGCAACCATGCTTGGAGAATTAGCAGGTGAGCGCTATAGCCATGAACAAGCAGGAGATCTAGTTAACGGAATGTTTTGCGCAACAATCAAAGACATTCAGACCCGTACGGCATTAAGCAGACACCAACAAGACGTGGCAATCTCCAAGCTGGAAGAACTCGGAATTGTTGAATTAGTAATTAAGGGACTACCAGCAAAACGGTATTTCAAGTTAAACGAGGACAAGCTATTCGAAATACTTGCTAACTAAAGTATAAGGAGGATCTTAAAAATGGACAACAAGAGAAGTTACTACGCTATCATTCCTGCTAACGTTAGATACGACGCTGACGTACCGTCAAGTGCAAAGTTGCTTTACGGCGAGATCACTGCCCTTTGCAACGAAAAAGGCTATTGCTGGGCGTCAAATGGTTATTTTGCTGATTTGTACGGAGTAAGCAAGGTAACCGTATCACGGTGGATTAAAGCCCTTGTCGATAAGGGCTACATCTCAACTGAAATCGAGTTTAAGGAAAACAGCAAGGAAGTCTTGCACCGTTATATTAAAATTGTGGATACCCCTATTAACAAAAATGTAAAGGGGTCTTATCAAAAAGATAACGAGGGTATTAACAAAAATGTTAAGGCCCCTATTAACAAAAATGTTAAAGAGAATACTACATATATTAATAATACAATTAATAATACAATTAATAAGAAAGAAAGAAAGAAGAAGGAGAGCAAGAAGACTACGAATTACGATTCAATCATTAACGAGAGTATCCAAGACGAATCCGTTAAGAAAGAGATCTACGAGTTTATCAAGATGCGCAAGCTCATTAAGAAGCCAATGACTGATAGAGCACTCAAGGGTTTAATCTCCAAATTAAATGAGCTGAGTAGCAACCCCATTGATCAAGCTAAGATCTTGGAAAGATCCGTCATAAATGATTGGCAAAGTGTCTACCCGTTACCGTCAAACAATAACGGTTATCGGAACAATAATGGTTATCAAGGTAATACGGAGGTAAAACGTGATGGTTCAGACTATGCAGAATTTGACTTATAATCCCGAGGAGGAATACGAGAAAGACGGTTTAATCTATTGCAAGGTATGTAACGATGCGAGAACGGTAGAAATGCCTGCTATTGGGATCATGCGCTGTCCTTGTTCCTGTCAACGGAAAGAGTACGAGCAAAAGATGAATGCGGGGAAGATCGAGGAACTGAGAAAAAACTCTTTGATCGGATCAAGGTTCGCTAATGCGACGTTTATGACTACCGAGGTTACGTCTAAGGAGTTCGGGGTTATTTATAATCGCTGTAGACGCTATTGTGAGGTCGCTGACACCGTTCTGAGCCGTGGGATAGGTATTTACCTTTATGGCGAAAAAGGACGTGGAAAAACGCATCTATCGGCTTGTATGGCGAACCAGTTAATCACTCAATTGCATTCAGTCCTGTTTACCAACTTCAACGAGATCTCTCAAGCAATCAAAAACACGTTTGGGAAGCAACACATTGAGTTAGGATCTGAGAAGACGGAGCAGGAGCTTATGGCAAAGTTTGCTGAGGTGGAGTTTCTGTTCATCGATGACTTTGGGACTGAGAAAGTCTCCAAGGGTAACGAGGATCTATGGCTTCAAGGAAAGGTTTATGACATTATTAACAGTCGATACGTGAACAACAGGCCAACTATATTTACGAGCAATTACAGCTTGCGGGAACTGATAGAAAGTCGAGGAGTAGCAGACAAAACAGTCGATCGGATCATGGAAATGACGGAGATCATGAAACTGGAAGGTGTAAGCTACCGCAAGTTGCTCCACCAAAATAGAGAAGTACCGTTTTAATAAAGGGGCTGGACCTGATCCAGCCTTTTTTTGTTTCAAAGAGAAAACTTTTTTCGTAAAAAAGTGTTGACTTAAACACTAAATGTTATATAATGTAGTTATGAAGTTTAAGGAAGCACCTAAGCAATTAGGTAGCATGATTACAAGAAAGAGGCTTTAAAATGAACGAAATTCAAGCCTTCAATTTTGAAGGCAACCAAGTTAGAACTGTCGAGATCAACAACGAGCCGTGGTTTGTTGGCAAAGATGTAGCCCAGATTTTGGGGTACTCTAATCCGAGTAAAGCACTGAAAGACCACGTTGACGATGAAGACAAGCTCAATAACGAATCGTTAGTGAGTTTGGGACAACGTGGTGGTTGGATTATTAATGAGTCCGGCCTTTACAGCTTGATTTTGTCGAGCAAGTTGCCAACGGCTAAGGCGTTCAAACGTTGGGTAACCAGCAAAGTTCTTCCAGCAATTCGGAAGCATGGTGCTTATATGACAGACCAAAAAGCCTTCGATGTTGTTCATAACAAGAACGGGTTGATCGACCTGCTACAACAAGCCGCTGACCAGCTGAGAGAAAAAGATGTTCAGATTGAGGAAATGAAGCCAAAAGCATTATTTGCTGATTCAGTTTCAGCCAGCGACTCAATGATCTTAATTCGTGATTTGGCTAAGATCCTTAACGGCAACGGCATTGACATTGGTGGTAATCGGTTATTCCAATGGTTAAGGGATAACGGCTATCTCATTAGCAACGTGAGCGACCGGAACATGCCAACTCAAAAGGCTATGAATTTAGGTCTTTTCAAGGTTAAGGAGACGTCAATTGTTCGCAACAAAAATGTCATCGTTAATAAAACAACTATGGTTACTGGAAAAGGTCAACAATACTTTGTAAACAAGTTCTTGAAGATGAAGAACACCGGAGAATACTTAAATGAATTTCAAGAGAATGTGGTTATCACTAAAGAAGATTATTGAGGAAGAAGGCGATATTCTTTCTGGAGAGTTGAAGAATTCGAACCCAGAAAATAGAGGCCGGCTTACGGTGCCAGCCGAAGAAGTAGATTATCTTGCTGGAGAAATGAAAATCCTTGAAGTACGGGAATCTTGCTTCAAGCAAAAGAAAAGTACGAGGCAAAAAATGAAGGTAATTAGCTTTAACGAGTGCAACAGGGGATCAGCTTACACCTACATTGGGTTTACTAACTCAAGCCTAACTGTAGATGAGGACTACGAAACAGTGATTAAGCGCCTTGTCAGCGCTAAGAAGTATATGCAACTTCACTCCGGAGGAGCACCCGTGCTAATTGCTGTTGATAAAGTAGAAGTAGTTGGAGACCTGGAGGACGAGTAATGTTAGGGACGTTGGTTACAGTGGCAATAACTGCAAGCTGGTCGTGCTTGATCCTAAGCGTGATCGCCTTGATATTGAAGCCAAGTTACTTAACTGGGTTCGCCTTCCTTGGATTCATGGTCTGTGCATTTTGGTCGATGGCGTTGATCTACTAATGTTAGCGGGCATCATTTGCGTAGCGATTGCACTAGGGACATTATATGAGGTATTAAACAGATGAAATTTAAAAAGAATAAACTATATGACGTGTTCGGTTATGATGTGGTATTAGTTGGAGATCCTGTACCCGGTCAACCGTGGTTCAGAGTTTCCAAAGGAACGTCAGCATTCAGCATTGACATGTCGATTGACATTGATTTCTTAAAGAATATGGACAGTGCTGAGACGAGAAGACTTGAATTGCTGTTCCGGGAACTTGAAAACTATGCTAAGTTTGGAGATCCAGAAGAAGAAGATTCAGAAGCAGGAGATCCGAAAGAATGAGTTACACATTCGAAAGTTACCGAATAGCGAATGCGTTCCAATATGGAGCTGTAAACGGCCACAAGGAGCTTTGCAAGAATATTGTTTATAATTACGCACATGTCTACCGGAAGACCGTGATGGACGTTCTAGCGGAAATAAGCGTTATGTTTATTAGCCCAGAAGGCTTTGAATACGATGACTACAGAAAAATCAAGATCGGAGGAAACGAAACCATGACAGCGAAAGAATTTAAGAAGATCATCAAGAAAGAGATCAACCAAGTTGCGGTTGCTCAAAACGACAATGGAGATGTCTATGTTATTGACGCCGACAATCTGAAAGTTTTAGCTTGGATTTGTGGGAAGGAAGCAGAGCATTTCATCTCGTACTCTGGCCTAGATAATTCTGATTCATGGACGGCGTTACTTGCTTTTGCTGAAACACTTCCAGCTGATCGGGGGCTACCATGGCAAGCAAATTAACAGATCTGATAGATCAAGCGATATTAAAATACGGCAGTATCCTTGAAGCACCGGGAAAACTGCGAAAGAGTTTCCGTCCAAGGATCCGGGAAATGTCTCCGGACGAAGAAAAACCATATTCCGTTGAATATAAGGAGAAGGAAAAGAAGAAGCTACTTAAATTCGCTGAAAGAGATGGGAAGATCCTTGACCTAATCGATGAAGGATACCCAGCTGAAATAGTAGCGGATAAAATGGATCTAGACGTATCTACCGTGAGAAGTTCAGCCAAGCGTTACGGAATTAGAGAGTTCGGCAAATATTTCAGATGGTATGCTGAGAAAAACAAGATCAAGTATTATTCAACCAAAAGGGTAGACCTCGATAAACGAGGATTTAAGCCCAGAGATATTAAACGGGTTAAATTGCTGAGGGTTGAACTACCAGTAGGTGCGCATTATTGCGAAGAGCATAATTGGCATATTAAAAAACGAATTAAAAAAAGAAGGGACTAAAAATTATGAAGTTATCAATGAGAAAGAGCTACGACAAGAACGGTAATATTAAGAATAACGGGTGCACGGCAAACATTCCTAAGGTGATTGTATTTGAAGCTTTTGGAGAAAGTCATGCACGGGACGAAATTGAAGTCCACGTTGAAGGCAAAAAAATTGTCATTGAATTGAAGAAATAACTAGACAAATTGACGTGGAGGAGGTACAATAAAAATGTACCTCGATACTTAATTTTCTACTTTCCTTTTGATCTACGTTTGTACAGAGAGCACGGCCGATAATGGCTGTGCTTTTTCTTTTTTTAAAAAATAATCAGCAAAAAGTGTTGACTTCCCTGCTAAGTGTTATATAATTAATATAGAAAGTTAAGGAAACGTAGAATTAAAGAAAACGAGGTATTCAAAATGTTTAAAATGACTGATGAAAGATTAGAAGCAATGGTTGATGAATTTGCTGAAATCAAGCCTTTGATCGATAAAGCGCTGGAAGCGAAGGAAGCAGGAGATCACGCTAGAGCACGTAGATTAGTTCGCCAATATGAGGAAACGGTAAAAGACGAACTTTATTACTGGGGCGTTGATTACGACATGCTTGCTGATACCGGCTTAATTGTTGATACTGAAAACTTAATTTAATGACAGATGGAGCAGGGTTAAAAACCTGCTTTTTTATTTCAAAAAGAAGCGAAAAAGTGCTATAATATTAGGTATGAGAAACATCTAAAGTAGCATACTAAAAAAAGGGGCTAAAGTATGGACGCAAAAGAATTGATTAACCAACTGATTACGCCAGTCGGTCAAGTTGCTTTGGTTATGGCATTAGCCGAGTTATTCAAGCAAGTCGGATTTGATAAAAAGTACATCCCTGTAGTTGACGTGATTCTTGGATTGATTAGCGGCGTATCCGTGTTCTGTTTGACGTTACATTATTCAGTAGCGGAAAGCATTATCTTAGGTCTAGCGATTGGGTTGTCAGCTTGTGGATTATTCAGTGGAGTAAAGAATATTACGCAGGGCGTAAACAAGGGGGACGAAAATAATGGCTAAGTTTGATCTAGTTGCTGATGTGTCAGCTTATCAACCAGACACAAAAGAGTTCTTTCAAGCATTGAAGGATAAAGGCGTTAAGGCGGTGATTGTTAAGATCACCGAAGGATCTAATCCGGGATCAGTTTACGTAAATCCAAAGGCTAAAAATCAAATCAAGCACGCACGGGAAGTAGGCTTGCGAGTACATGCTTATCACTATGCGAAGTTTAACGGGGTATCAGACGCACAAGCCGAAGCAGATTGGTTTGTTAAGAATGCTAAGAAGCTAGGAATTGGCGCAGATTCAGTTATGGTTCTCGATTATGAGGATCACGCAACGGCTAGAGCAAATGGGACAGCTGACATCAACGCTTTTATTCAAAGAGTAAAGAACGCAGGTTATCCTAAGACTGACATCTACTCAATGCGGTCATGGTTTGAGGACGGTCATATCGACCGTAAGAAGATCATTCCTAAAAACGTTTGGGTAGCGGCATACGGTACTGACAAACCGGGTCTAGATGACGTAGGCACTTGGCAATTCACTAGCGAGTATCCAGTCGGTGGGATTAAGGTAGACATGAGCTATGACTTTAAGGGGTTGTATACTAAGGGTAGTCAAAGCTCAAAGAAATATCCTGTCACTAACAAGAAGAAGGATCAATCAGGAGAATGGCACTCAGAAAAGGGAACGTTCACGTTAGGGCAAGCTATTTATTTAAGAACAGCACCAAGCGTGGATTCAGTACCTATTTCACTGTTAAAGGCAGGAAGCAAGGTTAACTATGATGCGTATGCTATTCGAGGAGGATACGTCTGGATTCGGCAACCAAGATCCAATGGTTACGGGTACATGTCAACAGGGTATGCTAAGAATGGCAAGCGGATTGATTATTGGGGTAAAGTTAGATCATGACCGATTATATTAGTTGCGCTAGATGCGGCAGGATACATGCTAAGGGGTATGTGTGTAACGTAGGGAAAAGACGTAAGCATTACAGATATGATTATGCGGAGGCCAAGCTACGTAACACTTACAAATGGCATAAGAAGAGTGAGGAGATACGAGAGCGGAGTAAGTATCTATGTTCAGTATGTCTTGACGAGGGTAAATACACTTATAGAAATTTGGAGGTTCACCATATCACTAAGCTGAGGGTTGAACCTTCTTTACTTTTAGTAGATAGTAACTTGGTCTGTTTATGTAGAGAACATCACCGATTAGCAGACGCAGGCATGATAGATGAGGATTACCTGAGAGAGTTAGCAAGACGAAGAGATGAAGAAAGCTAGGCTACGAGAGTAAGTTAGATAAAGGCTACAAAGAGAGCTACGAGTTTTGACTCCCCCCCATGTCTACACATTTTGCTAGATGTCAAAAATAATG